CTGTCTGGCAATATCTCGTTCAAAGTCCTGTGCCATATCTCACCTATAGTGCAATTGCCATCGCAACAGAGAAACCTGCCGTTGCAATACCTGTTAAATTCGATCCGTCTACCGCCGGTAGTTGGGCCGAGCCGTTTAATTGTACGACATTGTTCGCGCTCGTACCTACGTCCTGCGTGGCCGCTGTGCCAAGTCCTGATACCTGCGAGCTTGCGATGTTCATCAATGCGACAACGTCAGTTACTTTAGCGCCAGCCCCTGCGCCGTCTGCATACACAATCGTGGTGTCACCTGCGGCGACAGCAACGTCTCCTCCTGTACCCTGTGTGAGAGTACATGTGAAGGATGTGTTGTTGTGCACGATGTATGTCTTATCCCCATCGTTTGGGCTGATGGTTACCGTGCATGCTTCGGTCGCGCCTGACAGCACAATGGCGGCGTACATGCCATCCGAAAGTGTTCCGTCAGTTGTCGTGAGTGTGTGAGCCGCACCTGATCCTGAAAGGTCAATTGTGCCAACGCCATTCAGAGCACGGTCAATAATCTGTAGGTTGGTATTGGTTGTTGTGCCCCATGTTCCCGACTGTTCGCCGGTCCCGATCAGCTCAATACCTGTATTGACTGAATATGTACTTGCCATTCAATTCTCCTAAGCGGCAATCTCTTCCCATTCTGGTGTTTGGCTTGGTGCGACCGGTGTCCAGTTCGGTGTTTGATTCGGGCTCACTACTGAGAACCCCGGACTTTGAGATGGGTCGATCTCGCTCCACAGGAACACATCTCCAAGCGCTGTTGTGATCGTGAATCCTGTTACATCTATATTAGCATCTGCGGTTACCGCAACGGTGCCAACATTTGGTGTGATAGCGAACCCTGTCTCTGGGACTGTGACATCAATCCTGATGTCAATCACGCCGGATGACGTGGTTCCAGTCGCCTGAAGTCCTGTGACAGCGACATCAGCGTTCGCCTGTACTGCGACAGAACCTACGCCTGTGGTTGCCTCTAATCCTGTCTGAGGGACGTTTGCATCTGCGCTGACAGTGACGGAACCATTAAGTGCATTTGCACTTTCTCCGCTGACACTAACATTTGCCTCTGCGACAACTGCGACCGATCCCGGTAGACATGTTGCGCTTTGTCCAGTTGGCTGGACGTTCGCATCTGCGGTAACAGATACCGAGCCGACATTGGTTGTCGCTTGCAACCCTGTCGTTGGCACATTTGCGTCTGCTGTGACAGACGCTGTACCAACCTGTCCTGTCGCCTCTGATCCTGTGGCTGAAACATTCGCCTCTGCGGTAACCGAAACGGCTCCCTCGGATGCAGTGGCTTGATTACCTGTGACGCCAACATTGGCATCAGCGGTAACTGTCACGGACCCTACATTTGCTGTCGCCTGAAGTCCTGTTGCTGGGACGTTAGCTTCTGCGACAATCGCAACAGATCCAACGCCGCCTGTGGCTGACTCACCGGTAACCTCGACTGGTACTGGTTCGCTCCAAGGACCAGCGCTCCAAGCGCCACGCCCCCAGCCGGTAATGTCAGCCATGACCTACCCCTTAGGCAATACGAATGATTGCGTTAGAAGCGTCAGCAGTTGGGAACTGGATTGTGAAGTCACCTGCGGTTGAAGTCTTGTCTCCGCCGAATGCGAGAACAACAACTGAGTCAGTGGTACTTGACCCGCCGCCAGTGGTTGTGTTGTAGATCAAGGCGCCATTCGCAGTGATTGTTGCTGTCGAGAATGTCAAGTCAGCGAAGTCACAAAAGGCTGTAGTGCCTGATGCTGTCGGGTCAATGTTTGTTAACGCCGCTCCGCCTGCACTGTAGCCTGTCCCTGATACTTCGTTGGTCGCGCTATAATCCGTTGTGGTCGCACCCAATGTTGCTGATGATGTGTACAGCGCCAAGTTGAATGTGTGTCCAGATGTACGGAAGTCGTGCTGACCTTCCAGCAATTCCTGCTTGAAAGATGTGCACATCGCTTGAGTAATTGCCATGTCATAAACTCCTTACTGCATTGGCAAGTTTTGGTTGGCCTGCATCCATAAGAGCATTATATATGGTCGTCCTGTCGGACTGGATGGCCTCTTTCATGTAGAAGGAAATAACCTTCACCATTGCTTCGCGGTATGCTCTGGCTTGCTGTTGCAAGACAGGGTCCGCTGTGTCAGAGATACTGATCAGCTTGTCTGCACATCGCTCTGCGATTTCTTCTGGGGTAAAGCCCCTGTTGTCTGTTGTATGCACCTTCACGAAAGGTGTTTCGGGCACATGAAGATTCAACTCCATTATGTTTGTTTCCTGCGGACTAAGCCGGATCTATAGGCGTCTGTGTCTTCCACAGCTTCACCAAAGTTCTTCAGTCTATCGAGTGATGCATTGAACTGATTAATGTAGTTCGTGATCACATCTGCCTCGCCTTTCATAAAGGTGTACGCTTCGATCAGCGCACCGTATAACAAAGACTGAGGTGCATTCTCAGACAACCATGTTGTTCCACTGTCGCCCTGCGTTGTTAGACTTGCAGGTCGATAATAATAGTGTAACTCAACTGAGTACCCTGAATCAGGCGTAGGCGCAATGATGAAGTTGTCAATATCAAAGAAGCCGTAATACTTTGGGGTGCCTGTTGCGGACGTGTCCGGGTACGCCTCTTGTAGGAAGTTAACATCCTTATATAGAAGAAACGTCTTCGTTGTACCGCTTGTAAAGCTCATTGAGTATGGGGCTAAGAAATCGCTTGGGCAATTGAGGTACTGGTTCGAGCTCGTCATTGAGCCAACTTGGTTCCGGCGGAAAAAGTTCAATTGAACATTTTTAAAGATCCGCTCTTCCGCGCCCTCAATGAAGTTATTTAGGTTGCTAACAAACGTGGTCTCACTGTTCTCACAGTAATCCTGTATCTGTTGCTTGAGCTCTGCGAGTGTCATGATCTACCTCAACCGTTGCGGCTGTAGCTACCGCCGCGTGACGCCATGCCCATGCCACGGCATTTACCGCCGCTAGCCATCTTCTTTAGCTTTCCGCCGTACTTCTTGCCTTTCGGCTTTTCTTCGTAGTCACCGCTTGCCTCTTTAATGCGACGCTCTTCTTCAAGAGCTTGAAGCAATGGATCCTTGTACTTTGGCTCCTCGACTGGAGCTGGTCTGCGACGTGAACCTTGGTTCATCTTTTTAACAGGCTTCATCACGCCACCACCCATCTTCTTCATAACACCACCCTTGGAATATCCCGACATACTCTTCGGCTTCCCGCTCGGCTTCTTCTTCATCATCATTCACCTCATGTATTAACTGTGACATTGCCCACTTGTCCTCGTGCTGGTTCTGGCGAACCAAATGGCTCGAGAGTTGCTTCATCGAGACTTGGATACTTGAATGTATACGAGTCAGTGATTCGTTCCGGTCTCGAGTCTTTTAGTGCCTGTGGGTCACTGATTCTTAACCGGCCTAGAAAGTTCTGTGGGTGATCTGGATCAACAACATCTTTGCCGACCCTGAATCCCGTTGGGATTCCATCCTTGATCTCGACAACAAGGTCTCTCAGCGGATAGCGAAATCCCGTCTTATCGCAGTAGCCGTATGCGTATTTCGCCTTGGTGTACATTAGCCGCCTGCTCCATAGAACGTGTTAAATGGAACAAACTGAATGCTTGAACTGTCTCGGTCTTCGCCTGCCGCGAGCTGGAACTGAAATTCGTATTCTTGCTTCAGAGGTTGAACGCGCTCGTTCACCTCTGGCTTCTTCATCGCAATGTAGTAGGCAAGTCCTGCAACCAAGCAAGGAACGAATCGCGGAGGAACATCAGCCGTGCCTGCAATGCCCGAACCAATGCTCTCGATTCCACGGAGGCGGTAATACGCCAGAGTATAAGTGTCAACTGAATCCGGCACAGGCCACAGCGTAATAGTTGTTTCCGTTGCCAAACGGCGCACGAACGCCTGAGTGGGTCTTCCGGTAGTGTTTTTATTAGATTGCTGAGAATAACTCGATACACTGATACGCTCGATGTTTGTGTCAATTTGGTTTACGCCTGTACCTGTACGCAATGACATCTCGATCACATCAATGGTGTCTGATGGCAACGTGTAGGTTGCAGTTCCTGAGGTAAGGCTAATTGTTCCGGGCTCGATTGTCCATAGGTTTAGCCCACGATTTTGCCACTCAAGTGTCAGTAGATTCAATGAGCGACGTGCAGTCTTCAGATCGTAACCAGTACGCATCTCAAGACCAGCGCGTTCAAACGCCTCTTCAAAGATCTCTGGTAAGTCCGGTGTAACTACTGCCATCACTTCTTCCTATGTCTAGCGGTCTTCTTTGCAACATTCTTAGGCTGTGCAGAGTGTTGTTTTCCTTTCTTGGTATCCGCTCGCTTCTTTCTCGTAGTAGCGGCATACTCTTTGTCCGAAAGTGACTTGATAGCCTTGGATGGCAGATAGCGCTCCCCAGTGGCCTTGGGACCTTGCGTCGAAGGCTTTCCTGATTTCGTGCGCCACTTTTGTTTGGTCCATGACTTCAGGGACTTTTGCGGCTTCTTGAGTGCCATTAGTCGCGGTAGCCTCCGCCTGCCTTCTTGTATCGTTGAGCGAGCATCTGTGCTTTCCTTGCACTCCACTGACCCGGCTTTCCGCCCTTTCCGCCAGCCTTGATCTCGTTAAATAAGCGTTTTCGTAATGTGGGTTTGGTATAATTACCGGCTTCATTGACACGACTCTTCTTCTTTTTGACCTGACCGCCTTTTTTCATGTGGTCAGAATCCTTCATTAAAGAACCATCAGGCATACGATGATACCCAGAAGGAACGCCTCCTCCTGCCATCTTTGCTACGAAAGATCTCTTGGGTGCCATCTCCTGCTGATAACTCCTGACCGCCGAAAGGTCTCTGTCATCGTTACCAGTTGTGAGTATTCCACCAACTGATCTTCTTTCGACTCCTGAGATCGTTCCTTTGTTCCGGCTTGCATAGAAGACTTCTTCGCCTTTCCTTGGGCCATACTCTTCCTTCATCGAACGCATGATCTTATTACCTTTCTTTGTCAGTGGCATACGATCTCCTGTAAGCTGTTTCGGATTATTAGCTCGACTGATTGCCAAGAGCGTCGATCAGCGCTTGCGCTGACTCCAAAGGTGATGTGGTTAAGTCGTAATCAAATTCTCCGAACTCACCGGGGAATCGCTCACCGATCAATGACAGTAGTTCTTCCTGTCTTGCTAGGTCCATCTCGGAGATTGGCTCCATGTACTCTGGTGTGTAAGGCACTAATCCTTCTGGTGCTGTCAGCGCCTTCTCTGCGTAGCTCTGCGCAATTGGTTCGGACAATGTATATGAGCCAAAGTCACGAGCGAAATCATACGGCGTAGTAACTAAGGGAGTGCGATAATCAAATGGCGGTAAGTTCGGGTCGTAATACTCCATCGGCTCACCAAAGAAGTACGGTACTAAAGGCTCTTCTACAACTGGAGTTGTTGTGCCATCACCACCATCACCACTATCAGCTACCGTTGGAGGCGTTCCTGTTCCGGGTCCATCTCCTGCTCCGGGGCCGGTTCCGACTTCCTCCTCTCCGGGGCCGGGTACTACTGATGGGGCGTCACCTTCTCCTCCGCCTCCACCTTCTGTAAACGGATTAATACTTCCTGATCCACGTTGGCCAATAAGTCCAGTGTCTGTGCCGATAATTCCGACGTCACCGGGTATGATCCCAACGCCCCCTTCTTCTGGAGAAATACCGAGTCCGGATGTTCTTGACGCA